TTAACTGATTCAAAAGCACAAGAAAAAGTTGAACAAGATAAACTTGATACATTAAACGGACAAGATAGCATCTTGAAGTTGCAAGGATTGACCGAAGAAGAAATTCTCAAACTTAAAATTCAACAAACGAGTGCGGTCATCACCCAACTTGAGGCACAATTATCCGCCCAAGAAACGATGAAACAAGCTCAGATGGATGCTGCTCAAAGAAACCAAGATATCCTCAAAGGAGTAATTGAGTTCTTGACATTTCCTCTTACAATGTTGCTCAAGACAATTGACAATGTTGGAAAAGCATTGGGACAAGATTTCGGATTGCAAGATGCATTTAGTGGCACTTTGGCAAAAATGGTGTTTGATCCAAAGTCAGTAGAAAAGGAAGCCGATGCAGCAATCGCAGAAACCAAGAAACAACTGAACACACTCAAGAACACAAACGCCGGATATCAACTTTCAATCAATGCCATTCATACAAAAGCAGCGGAGGACAAAAAGAAGATTAACGATGATGCTGCACAAAAAGAATTGGATGATGCTGCTAAACTTGCTGATGAGAAAAAGAAAATCACCGATGATACATTGGCAGCGGAAGCATCCGCAAGAGATGCAGCACGACAAAAAGAACTGGCATTGCTGACTGATGAATCGGATAGAATTCAAAAAGAATATGAGAACAAATTAGCCGCACTTGAAGAAGCAAAAGCAGCGGAACTGAAAGCCATCGGTGACAATGCAGAAGCCAAAGCAGCCATTGAGCGAAAGTATAACGACTTGCAAATCGTGGCAACTGCGGAAGTGGATGCAGCAGAACTCAAACTTGCAGATGATAAAAGATTAAAGCAAAAGGAGATTGATGATCAACAAGCAGCCGACCAGGCAAAAGCAACTGCCGACCAAATTGCAAACGAGGAAGCATTGGCAGCAGCAAAAGACCAAATGATCGGAGCAACGAGGGATGCCGTATCGGCACTTGGTGCAATGTTCAAAGAAGGTAGTGATGCAGCAAAAGCCGCAGCATTGGTTGACATTGCAATCGGTACTGGTGTTGGATTTATCAATGCATTAGACATCGCACAAAAAGGAGCAAAGGCAACAGGACCAGCAGCACCATTTGCATTCCCGATATTCTACGCATCGCAAATTGCTGCGGTGTTGGGAGCAGCAAACAAGGCAAGAGCAATCTTAAAAAGTGGCAAAGGCGGTGGGTCAGCATCAGCACCATCACAAATGGGTGGAGGTGGAGCTCCGCAAATGGCAGCACCACAAGTAAGCTCAACACTTCCAACAGTAAGCGGATTTGATACCAAAGTATTTGTGACTGAAGGTGACATCCGCAGAACAAGTGATCGTGTAGATTCCACCAAAAAAGTATCCGTTGTAAAATAACGCTATTTAGAGATGATGAAGTTACCAGTATACCGATTAGACATCAATGAATTTGACGAGGAAACGGGCATTGAGTTTGTTTCTTTGGTTGAAACTCCAGCCATACAAAAGGACTTTCTTGCATTTGCAGAAATTACCCAAAGGTTTGAAATCAAGGATGAAGAAAAACGCATCGTTACAGGTGCAGCAATGATTGCCGACCTACCCATTTACCGAAGGGACGATGTGCGTGGTGAATACTATGTGGTATTTGACAAGGAGAGCATCTTCAAAATTGCCAAGAAGTGGGCAAGAGGCAACAAGTACGATGCGGTAAACACTCACCACAAAACACCAATCGCTGATGGCGTGAGCTTATTTGAATCATACATCATTGATCGTGAACGGGGCGTGATGCCACCGAAGGGATTTGAAGAGGTTGCCGATGGTTCTTGGTTTGTCAGTTACCTAATAGACAACGAAGATGTGTGGGCAAAAGTAAAGTCAGGCGAGTTCAAAGGATTCTCAGTCGAGGGTGTTTTTGACTTTCCCGTTGATGCTGATGAACAACTCCTTGAGCAAATGAAATCAATCCTTTCCCAATGGAATGGCAAGTAAAATTGCAACACTTACAACTAAAAACTAATTAATATACAAATGAACGCAAAAGAAACATTGAAAGAAATCCGCACTATGCTCGGATTCTCTGACGAAGAAATCAAAGTTGAGATGGCAACTGCCACTTTGACTGATGGGACTGTAATCTCTTACGAAGGCGAATTGGCAATCGGAACTGCCATCTTCGTTCAAACTGCTGAAGGTGACATTCCAGCACCTGATGCAACTCACGAGGTTGAAGGTGGTTTGTTGGTGACAACTGTTGACGGAATCGTTACTGAAATCGTTGAACCTGAAATCGAAGTTGAAGTAGAAGCCGAAGAGTTCGCAACCGTATCTGCATTCAACGAAGTTGTTGCTAAGATGGAAACTGCCATTGCTGAATTGACTGCTAAGGTAGCAACATTGACTGCATCTAACAACAACCACAAAGAAGCAATGAGCAAAGCAATTGACTTGATCGAGAAAGTTGCTGACTTGCCTTCAGAAGAACCAACCAAAACTCCCGTTTCAAACAAGAAGAATGATCAGTTTGAAGCATTGAAAAGATTAAAAAACTCACTAAATAAATAAACTAAAACTATGGCATTTTCAGTCGGATCTCTCGTTAATTACAACAACGAACAATCAACAGACTTGTTGGTTAAAGCATTGTTCAGCGGCAAAACTGCTGCTGCGATGTACGCTGCAAATCAGGTGCAGGTAGGTGTTAAGTCATCTGCTGCCTTGAACATTATCGCTTCAACTGTATTCTTTCAAGCCGATGGCTGCGGATACAATCCAAGTGGTACAACTACCTTCACACAAAGAAACATCACCGTTGGTGCTGTGAAAGTTGAAGAAACTCTTTGTCCTAAAACTTTGGAAGCAAAGTGGATGCAAACACAAATTATGCCCGGCTCACCAACAATGATTCCTTTTGAGGAGCAGATTGGTAACGAGAAGGTAGCCGTGATTGCACAAACTTTGGAAACTGCTCTTTGGCAGGGTGATACTGCAAGTGGTAATCCTAACTTGAACCGCTTTGATGGTTTGAACAAGATCATCTCTGCTGCATCTCCAACATTGGCAAATGCTGCCCCAACAACTTTCACAACTGTAACTTCTGCAAACATCGATGAGATCTTAGATCAAGTTTATGCAAACATCCCTGCTGCCGTTGCTGAGAAAAGCGACTTAGTTTGCTTCTTGGGAATCGATGCTTACAAATTGATGTTGGTAAACTTGAAGAACGCTAACTTGTTTCATTATGTTGCTGATGCAGCTACTACAATGGAGATGGTGTATCCTGGTACTAATATGAAGTTGATCGGAGTTGGTGGTTTGAACGGAACAAACAAGATTGTTGCTGGTTCATTGTCTAACTTCTTCTTAGGAACTGACCTTGCAAATGAAGAAGAAATCACAAAGCTGTGGTATTCAGAGGACTCAGACGAAGTGCGTTTCCGTTTGACTTTCAAATATGGAGTGCAGGTTGCATTCCCATCTGAAGTTGTTTATTTCACCCTTTAATCTAAGGTAGGATGGCTTGTTTATTAACATCAGGATTTACCCTTGATTGCAAAGAAGCAATCGGGGGTATCAAAAGCATCCACTTAATCAGTTGGACTGCATCAAAGTTTACCGTTGTTAGTGGTGTAGTAACCGCGACAACTGTTGTAAGCGGTGATGTATACACTTACGAGCTACCGAAAGCAACCGGCTCAATGACAAACACCACAAATGTGAGCATTGAAAACGGCACATCTTTCAACCAAGCGGACATTGCGTTCAAACTTCGCAGATTGTCAACCACCAAGCGTAACGAGATGAAACTCCTTGCACAAGGTCGTTGCTATTGCATCGTTAAAACCAACAATGATGAGTATTGGTTAGCCGGTAAGGACTTGGGTTGTGATGTGACCGCAATGGTCAGCAACACGGGAACTGCTATGGGTGACTCTACTGGATACGAGGTGACTCTATCCGCCATTGAAGCTGAAGCACCATTCTTGGTACAAGCATCAGTGATCACAACATTGGGCATTTAATTCTGCTTGATTCATAGAGAGAGAGGGTGGGCATTTGCTCACCCTTTTTTGTTACATAAAAGACAAGTCGCTATTTTAGGTAGATGCTCCAAGTAACTAAGCAAGATTCTGAATACTGGTATGTAACTCTCACCGAAAAAGTGACGATTGCAAATCCGTATTTCCTGTTCAGTATGAAGTGCAGACAAACCGATGCGGTCAAGAATTTCATATTGACTGACACATCCACTTTCAAAGAACGATACAACAAGTTCTTGTTTGATGAAGGTGTAACGGATGCCAAAACTTTGGAGGTCGGTGAACACGAGTACAATATCTACGCTCAGATTTCATCCAACAACTTGAATCCATCATTGGCTGATGAGTTGGTTGAAACGGGATTATTGAAAGTTCTTCCATTGTTAAACAACGAGTTATTTTATCAGGTATCGTGAGCGAGAAAATCTACACCACGAATCGTGATATGGGCGTTGAACACGAAGTATCACTCACCAAGAAACTATTCACCACGAATAGGGATATGGGGTTTGAGCGAAGCGTGGATGATGTCAAGAAGAACTACGAAGTAGATGCGTTGACGGCTGCTTTCTTATTAACTGAGGATTCATTTTTATTGCTCCAAGAGGATGGAGGTCGTTTGATAGAAAGTTATGTCTAACAAGAAAATTTCACAACTTGATTCCATTGGAACTATTGATGTCAATCAGGACTCAATTCCAATCGTTGACTATTCCGAGAATGTCACCAAACGGACAAACCTTGCCAACATCGGTCAGCGTGTATTGGAAGCCAGTACAACGACAAACCTTGCCGAAGGAACAAACCTATATTTCACCAATACACGAGTTTACACGAAGGCAAAGGCAGCGTTCAAAGCTGGTTCAAATACATCCATCACTTTTGACGATGCACTTCAAACCATCACCATCGCATCACAGGGCAATGTCCAATCCGTAAACACAAAGACGGGTGCAGTTGTATTGACAACAACGGACATAAGCGAGGGAACAAACGAGTATTTCACCGCAGCGAGAGTGAGAGCAGTCGTGTTGACGGGTATTTCATTGGTGACAAATGCCGTGATTTCCGCAACTGATTCAGTATTGGTTGCCTTCGGAAAGTTACAAGCACAGATCACCGCAAACCTTTCAACACTTACATCACACACATCCGATACAAGCAACCCACACGCCACCACAAAAGCACAAGTCGGGTTGGGCAATGTTGCCGATGTAGACACTACAAACGCATCAAATATCTCAAGTGGCACATTGGCTGATGCGAGGTTAACATCTGCCGTTACAAAGCAAGGAAACACATTTAACGGAGTATCTCAATTAGTACAGTTGGATGCGTCTGCAAAACTTCCTGCCGTTGACGGAAGTAATTTGACAAACTTAAACATTCCACCTTCAACGGGTGGGGATTTATACTTATTTTACAACTACTAAAATGGCAGCAAATACATCACCCATATTCGCACTATCACCAGAACTTGCAATCGCAACGGTGACTACTGCAACAACCGACCGAACAGGTGCAACGATGACAAACACCGTCACGCTTTTAACTGCTGCAACCAACGGCACGAAGATCACGCAGATTGGGGCAAAGGTTGCTGGAACAAATACCGCAACTTTGGTTTTGATTTTTGTGAGTGATTCAAGCGGTGCGAACTTTAAGTTGTTTGATGAAATTTCACTTGCTCCAATTACTGGGACAACTACAACAACATCTCAAAGGGCGGTAACTGCTTACTCTGATTTGCAGTTAAAAGCAGGTCAAGTCGTAAAAGTTGGAACAACAGTTGCCATCACCGCAGGAGTAAATATATTTGCAGTAAAAGGGGACTATTAAGATGCCGGACTTTGGGATAATGCGTGGCTTTAATGAAAAATTGTTCGGTGACAAGTTAGTCGCTGGGCAATTGCCTACGCAGTTGGGGTTAATTGGAAGTCAAGAAGTCAATGATTTTGATGCGGATGCAAATGCATTTTTTGCAAGGGTAACTACCGCAGGGGGAACATTGTCAGCAACTGAACAAGTTGCAATTGATACTCTTGTCAGACAAATGAAAGCCGATGGAACTTGGACATTAATGAAAGCCATTTATCCAATGGTGGGGGCAAGTGCGGCAGCGTGTGCGCAGAACTTAAAGAGTTCAAGTTTTACGGGTACATTTACCAGCGGTTGGACTTTTGCGAGTACGGGGGCAACGCCTAACGGAACGAGTGCGTTTTTGGATACCACATTCAATAGCAATACAAATCAAACTGTCAATAATTTTTCTTTGAGTGCTTATATTAGAACTTCAACAATGGGTAGCGGAGGAAGAACTGATATTGGAAATTATCAAGGAGGATCAGCACTACCATTGACGCTTATACGAACAAACAATACCACAAGGGATTTCTATTGTTGGGATTATCTGTCCGCTTATGTATCAGTCACTACATCGAATGCGAGTGGTATGTGGGGGACTTCAAGAAGTGGGGCTTCTTCTTGGATATCATTTGAAAGAAATACCGCAACTGCAAGAACAACAACAACCGCACAAACTACTTTACCAAACAACAATGTTTATATAGGAGCTAGTAATGCTAACGGTACTGCCAATGACTTTTCATCAAGAGAAATAGCGTTTGCACATATGGGGGATTCATTGAGTAATACTCAATTTAATAACTTTTATACCGCAGTACAAGCGTTTCAAACCACCCTTTCACGCCAAGTATAATGATAGGTTACACACTTACACCCGAACAAAAGGATTTGATACAAGGGCAATACTACTCACCTTATCAGTTCTTTAATTGCGTTCAAGATATTAACGGCGTTTGGTTTTTGTTCCTTAGCGATGAGGACAAGCCAGAAGTTCAAGCATCACAATACGCTTGGGTTCTAACCTTACCCCAATCCGAATACATCCCACCACCACCACCACCATTTCCGATATGAAACTAAGCATCCGTAGTTGGATTGCTTTGATAATTGCTGCGGTAATTATGCTGACCTTTCTTTCCGTGCAGTCCGCACTTGTTTTCAAATACATTGAGCCGACCTACACATCGGCTCTTTTTGGCTATTGGTCAATTATTGCCTTTATACCTTTTTTCTATTTCGTTGTGATTGAGTTCGTCAGAAAAGCACGACATAAATTCCAATCAATAGATGATACATTCAATGCCATTGATGCCAGTAATATCCTGTTAGAGTTTGACAAGGATGGCACAATCACAAAAGCCAATCCAAAGTTCTACACAGTTCTCGGCTATGATGACATTATTGGACAATCGCACAAAGTTCTTGTTGCGGATTTTGTTCAATCACAATGGCAGTCGTTTTGGAATGAGCTTAGAGTTGGCAGATTCAAGCAAGGAGAATATCAACGGCTCAAATCAGATGGCTCGGAGATTTGGCTATTCGGTAACTACAACCCCATCAAAGATCCATACGGTGAAGTTTACAAAGTGATGCTGATTGCAACCGACATCACCGACAAGAAGATAATTGAAGCGGATGTAAACAAAAAGAATTCCTATTTGGAACACGCTGCGAAGATTCTAAGACACGATATGCACTCAGGAATCAACACATACATTCCTCGTGGTTTGAGTTCCTTAAAACGGAGATTGTCTGAAGAGCAAATTAAGGACTTGAAGATTGATGCACCTTTGCGAATGATTGAAGAGGGATTGACCCACACGCAAAAAGTTTACAAGGGAGTGAAGGAATTCACCAACCTTGTGAAGGCAGATGCACAACTTGAAAAGAATGAGTTTGATCTGCGTGAAATCCTAATCAGTTACCTGAGCAGTACCAGTTACGAAAAGCAAGTTGTCATTGAAGAGCTGCCCATCATTGAAGTGAACGAGTCATTGTTTTGTACTGCCGTTGATAACCTAATCAGAAACGGGTTAAAGTACAACGATAGTTCAACAAAGGTGATTCGCATATTTGCGGAGGACAACTATCTTTGCATCGTTGACAATGGTCGTGGAATGAGTCAAGAGGATTTGATTCAATGGTCGCAACCGTATAAACGAAAAGAAGGGCAGAAAGAAGCTGGAAGCGGATTGGGTTTGAACATTTGTATTGCGATAATGGATGAACACAAATTCCCGGTAACTGCTGAGAAATTAGAAATAGGTACAAAATTAAAGATAAAAATACGATGATTGATTCCATATTGCTTGTAGATGACGAGGATTTATTCCACTTAGTTTTTGAAGATTCTTGCTCGTTGCTGGACATCACACTTTCCCTCCAGAGTTTAACATCTTCAGACGAAGCCGACCGACTATTCAAGAAGTGGTTCAATGAAGGTCCTGTGGAAGATAGACCCGAATGCGTGTTTGTGGATTTGAACATCATCGGCAGTTCGTTTGATGGAATTGAGTTGATCCGCAAAATCAACACGGAGTACGGCAACGGTGTTGTCATTGGAATCATCAGCAGTTCAGACGATAAGCAAGAAATTGACAAGGCGAAATCCGTTGGAGCTCAGTTTTGGATTATCAAATCCGATGAGATTGAGCCGAGATTGGAATCTTTCCGCAGAGATTATCAAGGGTACAAGAATAAAACTGCTCCGTTTAAGGTATACAAGTGATTCTAAGCAATGATACTGCCCAACAACTGCTCAACCTATGGAAAACAAAAAAGGTTGGTTTAGAGGGCAATGTCTTGAAAGTCATCCAAACAACGGATGAGGAATTCCAAAGGTACATTGACGAGGCAAAGCAGCGTGATCAAGAAACAAGACGGAAACGATTAGAGATTACCAAACAAGTCCAATCACAAAACAAGGACTTAATTGAAAGCCAAGCGGATCGTGAGAAGTTGATGATAGATTTGCAAGAATCACTTGCACAATCTGAGATGCTCAAGAACGCAGCGGTTGAGGATTTGGAATCACTACAAAAACGCACTCAATTTGAACTGATTGGATTGATTGTCAAGGTCGCATTATCGGTGATTGGTGCGGTTTGTATCTTGACCACTATACTTTATTTGTATGTCATCAGTAAAGGCTTAAATTCTACAATCATTGAAACTACCTGGAGCAATCTATTTGGAATCATCTTGACCAACTCGTTCTCAATCATAGGAACGATTATGGGTGTTAAACATATGGCAGATAAAAAGTAATGGAAAAGATAGCAGAAATGTACATCGTCAGCATCTTCGCAGGAGCGATGATTGCATTGTTCTTCTTTGGATTGGTGTTCTTCGTTGATCAGTATTATATGGCGAAAGACAAAAAGCAACACAAGGACTGATTTTCTATTTCTTTGCGTGGCATCTATCAAAAAACCTTCAGCACTTCCAGTATCGTTTGACCAATTTAAGAAAAATCCAATTGCTGCCGTGGCTTTTTGTATGCTTGTGGCTGTCAGCTATCTTTACATTGACCTTCGTTCAGGGTATAAAGAGCAGATTGAAAAGAGTAATCACAAGATAGATCAACTTGATATTAAGATTGACCGATTGACCTACGCCCTAAAGCGTTCGGATTCTGCATTGGCATCAGCCATCACGGAGATTCGCATAATGAATACTATGAAGAAACTATGAAACACATCACATTGCTTTTTGTCGCTTGTTTTTTTGTGGGGATTATTGCCACACCAATTGAAAAGACCAAGTCAGTACCTGTTGACGAAGTGGAACTGATGCTCCAAAAGATATCTGAGAATTTAGAGATGGCATCGGTTGCAACTGCACAAGCAAAAGCAATGGGTGAGAAGATGGTCGCTGAGAAAGTTGAAGAGAAAGCACAGTTAAAAGAAGCCGTTGCCATTGCCGAGAACAAGGTTGATGTGATGACCAAGAAAGTTGAAGTGTTTTCAGCCAAGATGATTGGTGCTGGACTTGATACAAGCGAAGCCCCATTGAAACTATCAGGCAAGGCATACGATGCTTGGTTGAACTATGTTGAAGAGGGTGGTAAAGAAGATTTTGAGTACTTCAGATT